TGGGGGTGCTGTATTAGATTGGCACATGGATCCACCAACTGGTGATAGGTTTATAATTGTAGTTCAAGGATCACACGAAGTACAATTTGATGTTAAAGGTAAGATAGTATCTCAGCAAATGGGTCCAGGTGAGATATGGTATATAAACAGTAACTGGTATCACAGGGTGATTAACAATAGCTTAGACGATCGTTATGCTATTTTAGGTTGCTATCTACATAAATAGTAGTATATAATAAAGGAGAACAACCATGAAACAAAAAATCGTAATCGAAGGTATCAAAAGCAAATATGCAGCAGCACATGTTCATCTTCCAATAATCGAAGCATTGAATGTTATGAACCAAGAAGAACAAGCAGTATTTGAATTTGTAGGTGCAGCCGAAACAGCAGGCAATGTTGCAATCACTCGTGCATACAATAAAGATACAGACACTGTTACTATTGATCGTGTATGGACTGATGCAGGTTGGACAGAATACCAAACTCACTCAGCTAATACTGCTACAGTAAAAGCAGCAATGGAAGCAGCAGGTTATACAGTTACTATTACAGAAACTGCATAATAATTTATAATAATTTAATTAAGGTTGCTGGTGTAGGAATGCATCAGCAATTTTTTTATCCGTGTGTATCAATACGGTATCTAAGACTTTTACTTTCTTCAAAATCTAAATCTACTTCAGTGTCAGGTAACTTGTTATCGTTATCTAAGAATTGAAATATTCCATAAGACTGTGTGCTTAACACAGGAGCCCATACATCCAAGTATCTAACAACATGATGTTTGATTTCATCTTTGGGACCCACGTTGTATTGGAATCTTCCATACTCACTTGTCTCTTCTGCATCCATGCTCTTGTACAATAGCTTAGTGTCTGGTAAGTGTTTAGCGTTTTCAATAGTAGTTAATGCATCTATACTCTTGTGTCCACTTAGCTTTAATAAGTTATAGCTTCTATGATATATTGGATCAAAGAATGTACTTGTAGTATATAACTTATCAGCACCAAACTCTATTGCTGTACTGATAGCTTTACTACTGCCCAAACACTGTCCAAAGTATACAACTTTCTTTGTCTTAGGGAAATGTTCTTTAATTAGTTCAGCATGCTTTTGTGCAGTTTCTTTTGGACTTTGTTCAAAGCCAAATGCAAACCCTGCTGTAACAGGTGTTCTCCAACTTAACACATTCATATTTGCTTTACGCCAACTTAGTACATAAGGATTGTACCAAGGAGTATAACTTTGATCTTGGAACCACCAACCAGCATCTGTCATGTTAACAATAGTAGTTTCTGAATCGTTGTCTACTATACTGTGGAAGCCACCATACTCTTTTATGTAACTTGGCTTTGGTTTATTAATTAGTTGTTGTACACGTTTCTCTGTGGTCCAACTTTTATAAAATGCTCTAGGCTGTACTGTTTCTATGTTATGCCAGTTGCCTTGTATAATAAACATTTCTTCTTTGTTGTTGCAATACTTTGTAAACATAACGTTACGTGGACTATCAAATACTACTTTAGTATAACACCTTGCTCTATAGTCATTGTTGTCTATTGTCCACTTTGTATTTTTAAACGGACTAGTAATCATAATAATACAACTTTGACCAGGAAAGGGAACAAACTCGTGTAAGCTGTATTCGCCTGGGTCTTCTACTATTACTTTGGTTAATGTTGTATCGTTACTAGGAGAAAGAATTTCTTTCTCTAATCGTTCTTGTCTATAACGATATTCAAAGAAACTCCATTCCTTTCTGTATTCAAAATCAATTATCTTCATATAATTCCACTTGTGCTAATCCATCTTTTTCAATCATGTGATACCATTCTTCTAACGACATGTCATCGTTTGAATATGCATAACAAGGTTGTACACTATTAAAGTGTATTGGATCTTTCCAACCTACATAGTCTTGTAGGTTATTGTTTACTACAAAGTCTTTGACTTTGGTTTCCCATTCAGCTCTCGTTTGTTTGTCATGTTTGTCTTTTGCAGCTTGAGTTGTTTTAACTAAGTTAATTGGATTCCAATGCCATATTGTTTCTGTACTTAAACTAAGTTGTGGTCTTATGTTTCCATTCTTAACTAGTTCTACATCATTGTCGTATGCGGCATGTAACAAATTCTTTCCTATAGTAGCATAACCAACATGTAGTGTTACTCTGTTAGGCATTGACGTGCTTACAAACATCTTGCGTAGCTCTGAGTTAAGTACTACTCTGTCACTTATATTGTGTTCGCCTATATAAAATACTGTAAACGCAGCTTGCTTTCGGCCAAACAAAGCATTCTCAAGTTCGTGTACTAGGAAGTTAACTTCTTTAAGTAATCTTCTTATAACTTTAATGTCTTCGCTTAACTTTTGGTGGTCAGTATCATCTGACATGTATACTTCTTCTACTATATGAAATGCTTCGTGTATTCTATTTAATGAATCTCTGTCTAGCGTATCTGGAATGTCAGGCATAGTTACATTCAATGCACTTACTTCTTTAACTAGCTTTTTTAGTTTTACTTCTATTGCATCTGCATCTGCAAACATATTAAAGCTACCATGAGATGGTCTAATATTCTTTTCACGTTTTTTAATTAGGTTAAACATTGTTTCGCCAACAATGTTATCTACAAAAGTAAAACTAGCCTTCTTACCTGAATTACTTACTAGGAATATTTTTGGCATTCTTTGCGTCCTTTAATTGTTGCTTGTATTTTTCATATGTTACATCTGTCTCGGGTGCATCCCATATTTGTTGGTATTCTTTGATACAAATATTATAAAAGTCTGTATACTCTGGAAACACTTCTAGGAATGATTTATCTCTTCGTCTATCGTATTCCTGTACAAAGTTTCCAAATTTACTTCTTGTTAGTTTTAATTCCTTGTCATGATGTAGTCCATGTTCATCTAGTTGGTCTGCTTTTATAATACAATCAATAGTATTACGTTTTAGTTTTAAACATTCCCAATCTTCAAACTTGTTTGTTCCATAGAAGTCAGGTGTACCAACGTTCTCATACATAAACTCTAATGCAGGAATCAAATATTCTTTAATTAATTCTTTACTAGCTATAGCAGGATCTAACCAAGGTGGATGTCTAACATAAGGTGTATCAATACTAACACGACTATGCTGTTTACCTTTTCTTTCTTTGTAAGGTTTACTTCCTGGTACAGTTCCTAAGAAACCTTTTTCTTCAAACCATGCTGCCATTCCATTCCAGCTATACATTTGTTTAAGTTGTAATACCCATTCTAACAATTCTTTAAATGTACTTAAACTTAAAACATTAAACGCAGCCATAAAGTTAACACGTGTATCTTTTGTGTTAGCTAAAAAGTATTCTACATTTGTTTTAAACATCTTCCAGTCCATGCCATCACGTATGTAATCACATCGATCACCTGTAGCTTCTGCACTAACAAACAAATCAAATTTCTTAACACAATTGTTCTCAGTTAAGTATTGTACTTTCTCTACAAACTCTTTCCACTTGTCTCCTGGTGGACATGCATTAGTATTAATACTAAATTCTAGTTGTGGATTTGGATTCTCCATTAAGAATTCAATAACTTTAAATGTATCTTTAAGTAGTAAAGGTTCGCCGCCTGTAATACGAAACGTGTGCATATGTTTGTATGCTTCTGGAAACCATTTCCAAAATGCTTCAATATAAGGATTATGTTCTCTCTTTGGTATATGTTTTTCTGTTTCTTTGATTGGATTGTAATGATGATTTAATATATTGTAATCACCATTTTGATCAATGTCTTGTTGCCACTTACTACTAAATGCTGGTCCACAATAAGCACATGCAAAGTTACAAGTGTTACCAAAGCTAACTTCTACATATGTAGGGAATATATCTTCGTCGCCATCTAAGTCTTTAATTTTATTATAGTGTGGGCTACTAAAGCTAGGCAAACTTTTAAGTACACGATCACTTATCTCTCCATTGTCTTCCACTCTCCAACAGAAGTCACACTCTTTAGGACGCTTGCCGTTAAGCATTTCCTTGCGTCTTTCTTTTTTAAACAATGTGTTGTGTAATGCACTAGGGTTATCTTTTAATTCTTCCAATGGTATCTTGTGTGCACCTGGGTGGTGACAACTATGTGTTAGTCCATTGCCTAAGTGCATTGTAACTTGTGTCCACTTAGCTAAACAAAAACCTGGACCTGTTTCATTAAGAAGGTTAAGCATCTTATTTCTATTTGCTGTACCAGGCAATGTCTCGCCACGGTCATCTCTAATCCAATCTACTTCTTCTAATTTTCTAGCCATTGTCTTTGCTTTCAATATGTTTGTAATCTAAATACTGTGAACACCATTCGTAGAAGTTACGATCTGTATCCGGCCAGCACTCAGCAAATACTACATCATCTTTTATGTGTTGTCTGAATATATTTCTGACTTCTGTTTCGGTTAGCATCTATTCTAATGTGTCCTCTACATTCTCTTCCTTAACTTGTGCTCCAAGTCTACTAGGATTAATGTATACTTCTTTAAAGAAGCGAGAACCTTCTTTGCCTAAGTCTGCAATTTCTAAATCAAGTTTGCTACGTATTTCATATCCAAGTCTATTACTTTCTTTTTGCAATACGTTATAATTCCATTTCATTCCTGTACGTGGACATAGTTGATCGCTACCTTCTTCAAATTTTGGTAGTACGTTGTCGTGATAAAATTTTGTTAGCCAATCAAAGTCTCTAACATTTTTCCAATCCCAACTTTCTCTATCAACGTTTGTCATGTGACAACCAAGCCTAGCACCATATATTGCCCATAGTCCATTCTCACAATCATCACCAACACTCATCCAAGTAAGTAAACGTTTATAATTTTTATTGTGTACCTTCTCTTTCAAGTACATAGGATCAACAATGTCGCCATCAACTAATCCCATCTTAACACCTTCACGGAAGCCTGCACGCCATGCTTGTAATGGACTAGCATTATTCATTACATCGCAATATATATTATTCATTTGTACGTAGTTGATATTCCAACAAAAGTCTACCTGTGCTCTTTTATCTCCAGCTGGTGCATTCTCATGTGTCTGCATTCCATACACAACAGGCTTTGGCCAACATTTAATTCCACCATTACCATATACTAATCCATTGATAGTATTCTTACCTGCCCAACTAATAACATCAGTATCTCTAATACGTTTCATATCTATTTCAATACCAAAGAAATCTTCTTTAACAATGTTGTCTGCATCAATTGTAATAAATCTATCTGTTTCAGCTAAGTCTGCTGCGGCCTTGTGAGCTGCGTCACTGCCAAACACTCCGTGGCTGCGTTTAGCCCAGGGTGCTTTATTAATTAAGTCGTTAAAGTTTTCATCTGCATTAGGTTCGTCATAGCTAATGAAAACAATATCAAATTCGTTGATGCTAGTCATTTGTGTCATTTATAAGTTCTCCGTTTGTGTTAACTGTTATATAATTGTTTTTGTAAAGTAATATTGGTTTGCTAGGCCAATCAAACCCAACACTTAATGTTGAATTCTTTTGTAGTAGTTGTCCACTTGTTAGTTCAAATGCACCAACAAGTTTATCAATGCTTCCATCGCATACTACAAAACGTAATTTGTTCTTACCTTCAAAATAATATAGTTCATTCTCAGATATATCGCTACCTATGTGAAGTATATTATCTACTACGTTAATATTTATGTTCGACTTGTCTGCTACTGCGTTGCATTGTAAAACTCTTTTTGTTCCTAAGAACTGTTGATTTTTATTTAAGCTAGACTGCAATGTCCAACCGTAATTATTAAATACTGATTTTGAATATAAACTTATGTTACTCCAATCAACCTTTGTTGATATGTCGCTGTTTAATTCTATTAGTTGTTTGCCGTTTTTAAATAATGTAAGTGGGTCAACTTCAACAATGTCAATTAAGTAATCTGGATCTAATTTCTTTGTAATAAAAATATCTAACAGTTTATTTTCTGATGTAGATATTTCTGTTATGTCGCTTAGGTTTTTAATATTTTTAATATTATCTTTGTTTACTTCCACTAGTACTTGATTATCTTCATACAATACTTTTACAAACATTTCTGATACTGTTGGATCAACTTCTGTACTAAATGGTTGTAGCTTATTATCAATTGATTCAATCATTAACGTTGTACTACGATAATCTATGTCATACTTTTCTTCTTGTATATCCCATATCATTCCATACTTCTTAATGCTTTGTGTACCTTTGATAATATGTTTACAAACTGGATTCCATGATTGTGTTTGCAATAGCCCATGTGGAACTTGTTGTACAGAGTTACTAATCTTTTTAATCTTGCCAGTCTTTTGGTCAAAGAGAATATAATATTTTCTTTTATTATAATTTTCAGTCTTATCGCTTGGCTGTAATTCTGTAAGTGTCTCTGTGTTCATTTAATATTTCTTCTGTTAAAAACTCTTGTTCTCCATAATACAAGTTAGTAGACATTGCAAAGTTTTGTATTTTAACTTTAGCTCCCTTGCTTGACCATACATTTAATCTGTCTGTCCATTTGTCCCATATACCTATTACACCATCTGATAATGTTATAGGCATGTTAACTGTTTCAATTACCTTTTTATTTTGTAATACTTCATCGTGCAGTACTATCGTATTAATAATGCTATGCATAATATCGTTACTATAATGTGCTGGCTTGTGTTGTTCTTTAAAATAATGAGCAAACACTTCTCTCCAGTTCTGCATAAACACATCAGCAAGTTTAAAATATGCTAAAGCTACATCTGTGTCGTGTTTAAAATAATACATGTTACTGTGTACTGTGTTGAATCTATATTCGGCCCATAGTACGTTTAATTTTTTATTAACTAATGCGTTACCTTTAAAGTCTGTAGAGTGAGGGAAGAAGCATATGTCGTGATGATCAATTAAGTATTCCCATGCACTATCGTGATTCTCTTTTACTAAACTAGAACAATTGATTACCATACTATGGATGTACGGTGTACACCAATACAGTTGCCACTCGTTTGTTCCTGTAGTTTCGTTACTGCCATAAGGAAGATCAATCATGTAATCAAATACATCGTGATGGTGGTGAGGTATTCTATCCATATAGTTTGTTACAATAGCTACGCTAGCATCTTTGTTATGTATCTTAATACTGTATGCAAGTGCGGCCGCTTGTTCGTATTCAAAGTCTTGCATTGCAAGAATTAAATAACCTTTGTCTTCTTTTTCAACTACTAGTTCATTAGACATCAAACATCTCCATTAAGTTTGGCAAGGCTCTGCCTAATGCTCGTTTGTTCATAACATGAACATCGCTTTTTGATTTTACTAAAATGTTTTTCCATTGTTCTCTAGGACTGTGTGCTAAAAATACCCAGTCAGTTAAACTATCTGATTCTATTATGTCATCCTTTTGACTCATGTTGTACATTGAAGTATTATCAAAGTTTCCTAGCATATCATGTTCGCCAGTCATACCAGACAGTATGTGTACTGCAATACTAACACAATAATCAGTACGGAATAATTTACTTGGGAAGTTATATAAGTATTGATAGAATTCATAATTGTCTGCAACGTGAGACCATGTATCAAAAAACATTTTACTAAAGTCACTTCTATCAAAGTATACAACTGTACTCCACCACATCTTAATACCAGCGTCATATAAGAAACGCTCTCTATCAGCAGGAAGTTCATTACGTAATGTTAATGCATTATCATACATACACACATTATGATCACCCTCAAAGTATTTTAATAATTTATCTGACTTAACAATATAGTCAATGTCTAACAGTAATGTTTTTTCAAACGGACTGTATTCATAAATTTTATGTTTGTTACTGTTATTAAACTGTGCAGAAAACTCTGTCCAAGGACTGTCATAGTGTCGTCTTGCATTTGATTTCATTTCGTCTTTAGTTACAACTATATAATCAAAGACTTCTTCAACAACTTCTGATGGGTTACTTTGTTCTAGCCAAGCTTCTGATCCTTCATCAGTAATCAAGCACACTGGTAAGTTCAAGTATTTTTTAACATACTTGCCAGCTAGCAATGCCATTCTTACATAATCAAGTTGGTCGTTGTTGTAAGCAAAGAAACAAACACCCTTTGGAGCTGCGTATTCAGTCATTACCAATCCATTACTTTTTTAATGTTACGTGCTTTCTTTAGCTTTTCGTTTTCAATTTCGAACTCAGTGGTAGCACTTGTATATGCATCCACGAGTTTATCAAATAATTCTTGTAAACTTCTAACTGTAATAGGATTTTGTTTACTATCAATTACAATAAACTGTTTGTGTTCTAGATCAATTAAGGTTTTAATAAACCCAATAGTTTCATGATCAGCTTTAAACACTCCGCCTAAGTGGTGTACAATTTGTAATTGTTCTACTCTATTACGAATATTACGCTTTTGGTTGTTAATTGTTAAGGCATAATTACTAAACTCTAATGCCTTTTCAAGTCTTTCGTCCATAGACTACTCCTTCATATAATTATATATGTATATAATAAACTATTTATCGAATTTTGTCAATGGTGATTTGTTGTTGATTTTTAGTTAGTTCTGTTGTTTTTAAACTTATGAGAACCATATCCGCTATTCCATTCTGCGTCTGGATCATTATTTGATTGTTTAACTTCGTCTGCTCTACCAGCTCCTGTTCCAACACCTGTTGCTGTAAACGTAGTGCCAACTGTACTGTCAGCAGCACCAACTAATGTAAAGTCTGTGTCTGTAGCAGTTGATAATGTAACTGTACCTGTTGTATCATCTGTAAGCGTAGCTGTAAACACTGTACCAATGTTATTATCAGCAGCTCCAAGTTTAGTAAAGTCTGTTGTACCAATTGTTTTAATTGTGTATGTTTCACCTGTTTCAATTCTAGTTGCTGGTATTTCATGATTAACAGAAACAATTGTATATTGTGTTCCTACCTTAAAGTGTCCAGCTGGTACATTTAATAACGTTGTACCTACCCAGTCATCGTTAATGCTTGCATCTAATTGTATTCCTGATGCAAGATCAACTTTATTCCAAGGTGTTTCTTCTGTAATGATAGGTGCTGTTCTTTCAGCAAACCTATATATAGTTCCACTGTTAGCAGTCATATAACTTTCATTACCATCACCTGCTGTAGGAGCTTGTGTTGGATTAACCCAACCTGAATATAATTTTATAGGTTGTGTGATTGCAAATGTATCATCTTCATCTTCAATTAGGTTAACTCTAACATATACGTTAAATGTTCCACCTACTTCGTCTGCTTTAATTTGTAATTGAATTCTTCTACTGTTGTATTCACTGTATACATAAACATATGCATATTCGTATTCGCCTTGTGCTCCGGCAAACTTAAATACACCTGCATCTAAGATAGTACTAAAGTCTTGTCCAAATGCAATACCATTGTAAAAGCCTTTTGGACTAACAGTACTTGTAGATAATATATCGTAAACATTGTCTGCAACTACTTTACAGTTTTCTGCACCAATTCTAATACTGTCAAATTGATTAAACACTTGTCTCCAAACATCATTACCAGGAGGACCACCTGGGTCCATTTCTAATTCTAATGTTAACTCACCGCCACTATTAAAAAAGTGTCTAGCTTCGTTATAATCTGTAAAAGAAAACTTATGTACAATTGATAAGTCTTCGTCCCATGCTTGAGTGTTTATTGATACAAGTCTATCCTTATCCCAATCTGACCAATCAACTGCATACTTATTATTTTCTATATTAGTAATTTTTGTTATTACATTATTATATTGTGTAGGTGACAACGGTGCTGATGTTGCTTTTATAAGATCACCAATAGCCATTTTTATTAATAAGTTTGCTGGCACATCACTTATGTGATACTGCCCAGCATTTACTTGTGCTATTGCTTGGTTAAAAATATCTGCTGTAATTAGTTGTCCAGTAACTGGTACTGGTGATAACGTTGCAGTTGGTTGTCCCCAACCAAATCGTCTATCATCTGTTGTTGAACTATGATCGGAATCATATGAATATGATCCACCGGCCCAAATCTCATTATAATAATTCATAAGATCTGTCATGTGTGTGGCATCAATAACGGTGCCTGTTAAAACTGTAGCCGGCTTATTGGGCATTTACTTTACTCCAACGATAACTTCGATAGTACCTGCGTCTTCGCTTGACTTTGATTCTAATGCTCTGCCTATTACATGTTTCCATGTATATTCATCAACATTAATATCCGCTGACATTCCATGTCCTTCTGTATCACTTGAGCAAATTCTATCACCCTTGTCAACTTTTCCAACAACTTTACAAGGAACTCTTCCTAGTAATGCTACACCCACTGCAAATTTACTACCTGCGTTTAGTTTTGCATTCATTAGTAATGCTGGGTCTGTTGTTACAACTCCTAATACTTTAGGATCTTTTTGATGTAATGATTGTGTTACTTCTTCTGCTCCACCACCATCGCTTAACATAATTAATGTTCCTGCTTCAAACGGTTGGTCTGCTGTATACATTTCTGCAACGTCAGCATACTGTGCGTGTGTTGCTGTTCCGTGGAACTTCATTGCAGATCCTGTTACTGTATTAAGATTAATACCTGTGTTAATAGTTGCTGTATTACCTGCACCATTATCTAAAAAGTATTGATGATAATCTGTTTCTGTTGTTGCAATTGCCCATGCTGTTGTATCCGAACTTGTTATAGTTACTGGAATAGCGTTAGCACGTGTTACATAAACTGAATGAGCATTGCCATTTGTATCTAAAATTGATACAACACCTGTGCCTGCGTCAATGCCTAGCCATGTAGTATTATGGTAGACGTTCAATGTTTTTGTACTTGGTTTCCACCAATGCTGTCCTTCAATTGGACTAGTTGGCGCTGTTTCGCTTGCAAAGTTTTCTAGTAAGCTGACTGAGTTCTGTGCTATAGCTTCACCATAACCAATATAGTCTTTACCTACTAAACGCAAGCTAGTTTCTACATTAAGGGTATCATCAGCTACTGTGACTGTTGTACCATTGTATTTGTTAATTGTATATGCCATGTTTAAACTCCTGCTCTAATTCTTAGAGTATATATAATCTCTAATTTTCTATTTTTACTTTTTTGGATAGGATGAAAAATTAAGTGTGTTAAAAAGTTACCAGTGCCGTCAACTAAACCAATTTCGTCAAATACGAAATTACTAGCTGTATCAAAGTCACTTGCATTATCAAGTGCCTGAGCATCTGCTGGAAATCCATAATCTAATACTGTATTGCATACTAGATCTGAATATGGTTGGTTTGCTGTATCTGTTACGTAAAAGTTTGATACGTTAACTTGTAAGTCTACTGGATTACTTGGATCTGTATTATCTTTACTAGCTGTATACAAAGAACCCGAAGTACCTGTTACTTGAGGTGCATTATATGTTATAGCTCCTGTACCCGAGTCAATCGATGTACCACCATAACCAAACGCTAGTTTATTAATAATATAACTGTTTCCACCACTATTATTCACTCCACCCATTGCATGAGCTACTGCTAATGCAAAATTTTGGAAATTAATTGCGTTGTGTTTGTCGAGTAGTACTTCACCTGTATCAAAATCTTTGATTAAAACGTGACCTTCCACTGCAACTTTTGATTTTTCATTTAATGTTTTCATTATACCTATTCCTTATACACTATTTATGCCTTACGATAAACTAGCGTTATAATTCAATACCCTTTCCTTCTGCTTGCAACTCTTGTGCTTGTGTAGAGGTAGAGCTGGCTAATATTGACTCACCTGTTGTATTATATGCTTGTGTCGTTTGCGGATTAGCATATGTAAGTTGTGTCGTATTAACTTGTGTTACTGAATCTCCTATTGCTCCTTTAATAGCAAATGTATTTGATACTGCACGATTTGTTATTGCTAACGTTGTTGCATTAGTTTTACTGTATTCTATAAGTTCTCCACCTACGTACAATGTACCTGTGTTAGCAAACGCTGTAGTATCTGCTACAGTTATCGTAGTATCTGTGGCATTCAATGCCACACTTAATGTTGTTTCTAGTGCTTCTGTTAATGCATATGTATTAACTGTACCAGCATTATCTTGTATGTGTGCAAACGTTAATGAATCAGTTGCATGTGTACTGCCTGATGCATTTGTTTGAACTATAATGTTTAATAATTCTGTTGGAGAAAGTTCTAAAGTTTCATCATACTTCTGAGATACTCTTAGTTGATGTGTATCAGAAACTGTTAACTTGACTTCCTCTGTATCTGTTGTATGTCGCATATTTGTAGAACTTATCTTAGTATGATAAGGTTTTACATCTTCAACATAACCAATTATGTTATTTGTTTTATCTCTTGTGTACTTTTTAGTTGTTGAATCAAAAGGACTTGTAAGTTCTAACTTGACGTATGTAGTTTTTCTTATCCAGTTTGTTTGTGGTAAAGAACTTAGTACATGGTCAACAATTATAAAGAACAGTTCGTTCATCTTATGTTTGTTATGTGCAATGAACAAGTCTTCGTGTAATGCTGTTATTAATGTAATCCAATACTCACCAACGTTTGCTTGATCAAATCTATCTGAGTCCCATGCATCTGCATCCCAACCTTTTGTAGGACACAATGCATCAACGTTAAGTTCAATTGTAACATTCTTTTTAAGAATTAATTCCCAAACGTTAGTAACATTATTATATGCATATAGTTCACTTCTGTCAAGATTATTTGCACCTCTCTTAACAACTTTAACTACATTATGATATGTTCTGTCTACATTAATTAAATCATATGCACCTGGAATAATCTTTGTATGATTAAATGTACCGGTGTATGTTTTTAATTTGTAATCAATCCAGTTCCACAAGTATGTTGGAAATGATTTGTTAAATGCTGTTCTGTTCCAAGTATTATGATATTGATCATTAATCCAAATATCTTTTAGTAATCCATTTATAGCTGTAGCTGTATTTCTTCTAGCTTCATATAAATTATTAAACCATGTTTGTCCTTCATCAAAGTTATCTCCATACTTACTAAACCTGTGTAAAGTTTGATATGGAATTTTAGAAGCGTTAAGGTCCTGTCCTGCTAAATTATATTTTATACCTCTAATATAATATCCAGGAATAATATCTTTGTCTTTGGCAACAAGTGTCCACTCGTTATGAGAATTAATCTTGTCTGGTGCTTTGTTAATTTGTAATATTGTATTTTTATCTTCTACATAGTAGTTGATGTTATCAACAATAAATGTTTTTCCATCTAGCACTGCATACCAAGCAATACCAGACTGTGTTGGATTTTCAATCATTGATGCAACATCAAATGCTGATAAAGATCTTTGATTGTTTATTGTAGTTTTATTCTTAACCCAGAAGTAGTAAACATTATCGTATACGTTAGTAGAGTTGTTCCAAATTTTATCAATTGTATAATAATAATCAGTCTCATTAGTTTTGTTATCAACAACTGAATATGCTTCACCTGTTGCTATAACTCCAAACATTTCTTTGCTAGACTTAACTGCTTCTGCATAATCATCTGGTGCCACTGTAGATTGAATCCATTCCCACACAACAATTTCGCTGCCAGGATATAGTTTACCCCACATGTCTGTTCTATAACTTACACTACCTTGATCATAATCATAGTAACGTACTTTGCTAGTATCCCACCATCTTGTTCCTACTTGCTCTGTACCCCATGCATTATTCTCATCAGTGGCTGTAACATCATCTGTGCTTGTATTATATATTGCATTATCTGCAACTTCTATATATTCTAAGTTTTGCATAGCAACACCTGGAAGGATTCTTCTCATAGGATCAAATGCTTCTAGTTGAACCTTTGTGGTATTGTCTGCTTGATTGTAAATTATAATATTATCAATATCATATTGAGAAGGTCTACGTGTAGTTGATCTCACAAATGTTTTGTTTGATCCTGATACTGAATGTACCCATGTTCCTAGTTGTGAGTTATTGAACTTCTCCCATATTAATGTATTGTTTGGAAGATTCCAATTTGGATTTGATAATGCTAGGTTAGTACTAGGCTCGCTTGAAAATCTTGTTGTAATTAACGGTAATACAGATACTGCATTACCACATTTTTCAATAAATTCATCTATGTAGAAAACAGTACTCTCTGTTCCTAATTTAGTAACTTTGTGTATGCCATCAATTGGTGGAGTAGTGTCTGTGTTCAATAGCATTACATAATCACCAACTTCAAAGCCATGTGCTACGTTTGTTGTTACTTCTGCATCGTTGCCATCTCTACTTAATGTACCTGCACATATGCCACAACCTGAATCGTCTGAGCTTTTACTAAACAATGGAGTTCCTGCTTTAGGTTGTACTTGTAATACGTTCCAACCAAAGAATTTAGTTGCTACACTTCCTTTAGTTTTTACTTCAAACGCACTATCATCTGAAACTAATATATTAAACATTGCTGGATCTTTATCTGAAGTTAATGCTGTGAAATGAGGTATTGCTACACCACCTACTTGTTTAGTTGCAGTAAATTGATTTACAACTCCTGCATCTCTAGCATTAGTTACACCACTGTCAAAGCCAGCTATATTATTAAATGTTCCAGTGCCCATGTCAATGCTATCACCTGTTGATGTTATTACAATCTGGTTACTAATATAGCTAACAATTACGTCTGTAACATTTGCCACTGTTAATGAGTTTTGAATTAACACTGCCGCTTGTTGGTGTGTTGTATCTATTTGAGTTTGTGTTGTGCCTGCATTATAGTTTGCGTTTAATCCCAATAATGTTTGAGCAGACCCACTTACTGTTAATGTTCTTTTAGTATCTGTGCTTGTTAATTTTAATGCATTATTAAATGCAACTGGTGTTACTAATTCTAATCCGTTTGTAGCATCAATCTGTGCTACGATATCTGCTAGTACTAAATCATCATTTTGTATTTGAAGTTCACTTGGTGCTTGTACTGTTCCGCCACTTGGATTAAAACCTAAATCTGCATTTGTTGTAGATGCAGCTAGTATTAAGTTATCTCCTACTACAGTTGTAGTATACGATAGTTCTAGTAAGTCAAAACTTGTTACCAAACTAGCAGTTAAGCCAGGTATTCCTACACCGTTAATAAAATCTTTAATTTCAGTTGCTGTCATTTGATTTGCAACATGTACAAGTGTTACGCTAATTGCTGCTCCGTCTGCTGGTGCAGTTGTAAATATAATATCTTGTCCACTTACTGTATATGCTGTTGTTACTGTTCCATCAACTGTTATACTTGAGACACCATATGTACTTCCACTTAATACAGTTGATAATGTAAATGTATCTTCTAAATCAACTGCTGGTGCTATTCCATTATCAACACCTGTAAATGTTTCAATAACATCTGTTGGTGTATTATCAAAGTCAACTAACACTCCGTTAATAGTAATACTCTTTCCAGTTACATCTGTAAACTGTTTTGGTCCTGAATTTGCTCTTATAACAGCTGGTCCTGTAACTACTGGAACTTCTTTGTTTTTACTGAAGCCTACAGTAATACCATCTATTACTAATGTTTCTGTTGGAGAAAACGTAGGATTAGTTATACTTCCTACTGCTACTATATCTTGATATTCTGTTTTTTCTGATGCAAACGTAGTTGTTGTTCCAGCTACCGTTGCAACTGTTCCAGAAGGAAATGCTATTCCTGCGTTTCTAGCTCTTAGTTCTATGTTTGCTGTTACCTCTGTTTTACCTGTGTAGTCAACTTGACATTCCCATAACTGTCCTTCGTGTCTAACCTCATCACCTAATTTATAACTTGTATAGTTATTCCAAGTTGGAATATTTGCATATGACGCATTTGAATCCCATACCGTAGATAATTGATCTGCACTAAGTATTTTATATTTTGTTTCTGTTGATAACGGTTCACCGCCTGTAAGTATATCAACTTGGCTGTTAGCAAATGAATTAGTATCAAATGTTAAATCTTTATTGTTAACAATTTTTTCTGGTAATACATTTAATAATTCAACTGGCTCACCTATTGAATCATCTATTGCAATAATTTGTGGTGAAGAAGAAATATCAGAAGACGTAATTTCAAATTCAAAAGGTTCTTCAATATCATTGTTACCTAGTTCTGATTGTCTAAACATATATTGTTCGTATACTGAAATGTCAGTTCCGTTTTCATTTAATATATTTGATCTACCAATTCTATCTAACGCTGTAGTTGTACCTGTATTTCCTATTAGTCCTTGATGCATTTTTGTGATTACATTTTTGTTTAATCCCAAATCTTGTGTCCATGTTTTTTCTATATTTCCTATTGTCAGGTCTTTTGCTTTTCCTAATGCTGAATTAAATTCATCTACATCAGTTCTATAAATGTCGTCTACACTTTGCACTGCACTATCAATGTTTTCAACAATATGATTATCCAATACTAAGTACCCAGGTGCTTTCTTTTCACCGTTCCAGTCTTGTGTTCGTTGTCCTTTTATTAACAATCTATTTTGTACTTTATCTTTTACATCATCAAATACATCAACACCAAGGTTAGTTTTCTTTTCAAATATGATTGCATGTTCGCAATCTAATACTGCACTCGTAATGCTTCCAATAAATTCTTTATCTTTTGTTTCTATATAAGCAGTGCCTTCTTTTCTATCAATACTTAAATCACTGTTGTCTAATCTTTTATTATATATTGATAGTACATCATTGTTAGTGTATCTTAATTTATTATATTCAAGTACTGTTCCGTGTGTTGGTTTAAACGAAATCTTTCTACCTATTTGTAAAATATAAATTTCATTGTTAGAAGCTGTTTTAGCCCAGCCTACAAAGTCTGCAGCTGAATTGTCTTTGTCAAATTCTAATGTGTATCCGTTTGTTTCCATCCACATCCAATAGCCTCGTATAAAGTTATAAACATCTTGTATTTTTTCTACTGGTGCATTATATTCAATTACACTAGGAGTAGAAACAAATCTTTTATATCTCTTAACAGTTGAGTTAGCTATTGTTATTTCGTCATATTCTAAACCTGCTGTGTTAGGTTCGTAAAAATTAAATTCTTGTTTGTTGTTGCTTATACCATTAACTGTGTATCCATTTGTACCTTTAGTAATAAACAATGCACTTGCTGTTGGCAACTGTGTTGGCTTACCTGTATACATAGTAATATCAAAGTCTGCTTGGCCAAATTGGAAATCACCACTAACACTACTTTCAGCAAATACATTTAATAAATGTTTGCTAGTAAACCCACCAACTTTTTGTATTAGTTTAGTTGTTAAGTTTTTATAAAGTTGTTCATGGTTTATATCTTTTTGATTTCTTTTTGCAAAGTTATATTGTGCTTGTGCTATTCCGTTTGCAACAAATGGAACTTCATTAACTTTAAAGTCTATTGTTATTGGCTGAATGTCAGTACCAAGTTTGTGTACTGCAATAGGATCACCTGTGAAATTAATTCCACGATCAATTAAACTAACACTAGTAATTTTGCCATATGTTATTTTAAATTTAGCACGTGCTCTTGAACTTGTAAAGTCATCAATGATAATAAATTCTGAATCAGTTGTTAGTCCACTTGGCGAATTTGATACAGTTACTTTTGTAATAGTTTTATCATATACTATGCCCGGTAGTTTATATTTTTCTGTTGCAGTTAATTGTTTATCATAATAAGTTTGTGGTAGTCCATTAATACTTTCTTTTATAAATCCTGGCTGAAAGAACTTAGTCCACGCTGTAGTTGGATTTAATTTTAGAACAGCGTCAATCATTACTGCTTGTCCTTGTGCAGAGTTTCTCCACATATATTCTATTGGTCCGTAATCACCAAATACAAAGTTTTGTGCTGCATCAGCTGAGTTAGGTAAACCAATTACTGTTGTCGGATCTTCCAGTACACCTGTTCCTGTAACTGGGCTCCTGGTTGACCAGTCCCAATTAAACCTAGCATATTTTAAATCTTGTTCTACTGGCTTGCCTGGCTGAGATACTATACCATTTGTTAATGCATTAATTAATGCTGTACGTTTTGTATTGTTTGTCCAACTATAGTTTGCATCCCACCACGTTGGTTTAAATCCAAATCCTAGCATATGCCAAGGAGTTAGATGTGGTGTTGCTGTACCAAACAGAAGTGTGTATACTCCTTTGTAGTGTCCTGGTGTTTCAAAATTATTAAACTGTATTGTACTGTAGTTCCATGTGAACTTATCAGTTTGGTCGTATATATTAGTTTCAGTTACATTTCTTATACCTGCCCACTTTGTGTAAAACTTTTCTGTGTAATTATTTAAAATGTTTAACGTATACCATGTGCTATGTTGTGTGTTAGGTAAGAAGTCTGTGTATGAAGCATATTGTTTTGCATCATACATTGTATCTTGTAATACAAGACCAGCGTATATTCTATTTTCCATATCTAATAATACTGCATGCACTACATCAAAGTCTGCTGATGTAATGTCTGTTAAGTTAGCAGTACTTGTTAAAGTATATTCTTGACCATCATGTGTGTATAACACATTGTCACTTACAATTGGTCTATAACCCTTTGCTAACCCTAGCTTAGTTAAACTTGCTGGAACAAAACTATCTGAGTCCATGTTATGATATACTACTTCTAGTTCAGTAGCAGTAGCACTTAAACTTGTTAGATAAATTGTATCACCAATTATTGTATAGTCTGTATCTTTTTGTAATATTACTTTTCCATTTGTATCAGTAAGATAAACATATGCATGGTCTCTAATATTTAAATCACCATTGAATATATAATTTGTTTTGTATGCTAATACACTTGTGTCAGTAATTTTTATAGTCTGTGTTACTTCTGCTTCTGCATATAACATATTAGAAGTTTTATGTAAATCAATAGTTCTTTTATTTTTTATTATCTCGCTAATTGCATCATCTGTTATACTTTTAATATCTGTATAAGGATTAATCTGATATAATCTTTTTACTTGTGCTAGTACTCTGTTTCTAAATGAAATCCAATCTGCACCCTGTTCAACTAATGAACCTGTAATATCTATGTCTTCGTTTGAGTAATTAATGTCGTGCATTATACTATCATGTTTACGCATATATAATGTTCCACCATAATATGGTGTATGTGTTACGCTACTATAATTATTTTCTGAAAACGAGTTGCCATCAAATTTTGGATTAACATTTAATTTACTAACCCAATGTTCAAGCGTTTCACTTATTGTAAACGTTTGTATTGCTTCGTTATGTACGTTGTGTCCCATAACTTCTGGATAGCTAATTGTTGTGGCTATTTTATTTTCGTTGCTTCTAAAACTAAAATCAATTATATCATTTTCTTTAAATGCAAATTCGCTTATTACAATGTTATTGTTGTTTATTGTAATGTACGAGTCGTCAATTTTGTTTCCATTATTTGTTATTGAATAATTTAAATCATCTTGATTATCAATTGAAGTAACCATTGACAATACTTTACCTTCAACAACAATACTAACATTGTCAGTAGTTAATGAAAACTCAACAACGTTGTTTGCATCTTTTTTAATTACTAATCCGCCAACAGTTTGTGAACTTGTAGTTGGTGTAACTTCTGTATTGCCTGGAACAAAATATTTTATAGTTTCAGTTGTTAAGTTATATACTTTAATATTAGTATTTTTACGTAGCGTTTGTATAGACGGAACATCTTGTTCTAGAGATTCACCTGTGTCTACATTTAATCTTGATAAAGTAAACTTATCATTTTTCTTGTGTAGTACAAATGATTGTGTTCTGTCCCAATTACTATATCCATATGGAATAGTTAAGTTGTCGTCGCCTACTGTAATTTTATATTGTTTAGTTGTTAATGCACCTGCTGGCATTCCAGACTGTCTGTAAACAGTTTCAAGTTTGTCATATCTTTTATATAAGTTATAACCTTGTCCTGATTTATTAAATGTTATTTTTGGATTCTCAGAATTTTGTAATGTGTTTTTATACTTGCTTGTTAATATGAAATTCTCAAATTCATATTCAGCACCCTTTGGAGAATCTTTATAACTTAATTGTAATCCAAGTTCTGGATCAATTGTACCAGTACCTTCTTTGTATCCAAATATTTTGTCACCTGTAAAGTTTGTACCTACTATATCTTCAAATGCAACGCCTTCGTCTGTAAAGAATTTGTAAAGTGGATATTGGTTGACTTTTGTTTTTTGTTGTGCTAGAGTAAACTTATTATTAATGTACCATACGTCACTGTGTTGCCAGTTAAGTTTATTTGCATTCAGTATACTTTTGATTGTTAAACAATAATTGTTAGCCATTGTAAGTACTGTTGTTGGTGTAGTACTTGTTGACTTATAAACTTTATCTTGTGTGCTATCTATATAAACATATGTTGACCCAACTGGTATGACACTAATATCGTCGCCTGCTACTACACCAAAATCTATTGCACCAATGTATGTTGGATCATCTTCGTAATCGTGATGCCTTGCATTGTTGTGTAAATTAATACCTGCATTATATTCTATAATTGGTCTTTTTGCTCTGCGTTTATTTGATAGTATATCGTCAAAGTTATAATCAGGTAACAGTGTCATTAGTTTTCTAACTGTACTAATGTTTACCCAATGGTTAGCTCTACTCCATGCTGTATGGAATAAATCTTCTTTAGCAATTACTATATAATCTAAAATAGGTTCAACTGGTAAGCCAAAGTCCCATGCAAGTTCGCCATTCATATCAAACTTTGCTATGTTTTTTAATTTTGCAATATCACTTGCTGTAGCACTAGGGCTTGTAGAAAGTTTCCAATAATTTACATTCCACGTTGCGGTTACAACTTTTCTAAGTGTTAATTTTCCATCTGAGAATCTATCAACAATGTATATGTTTTCTTTTTGTTCTGCATCATTATAAAACCAATCATCAGAATCAAATCTAATTAATACACCCTCAACTAATTGAGTTGGATTGGATTTTAAATCTGTGTAATGGAAGCCATTAAAAATTGGTAGCGGGTCAGCATCATTATTATAATCATTAATTAATGTTAAAAAGTTTCTCGATCCAGCTTGCCAATATTTGTTTTGCTTGTTTGGGATAACACGATGAACTTTACTATCGTCCCATATGCCATCGTTATTTTGTGTGTGAGGTACAACACTGTGATATACTCTTCTAGTGTTCTCATCTCTAAATTCTTCAAATGTAACAAATGTGCCTACACCAGTTACAATAAATGTTTTGTCTTTGACAGCAACATCCCAACCTGAACCAGTAAACTTAATAAGCATATGGTCTTCAACGCTAAATGTATTGTTGTCATCTGTTAATGTATACAATGTGCGATGCTTAGAATCCACTAATGGATTTTTACTAGCACCTGTGTATATACTTTCGTATACTGGTAACTCTTCTGCCCAAATATAATTTTTAAAGTTAACTAATTTGTCAACATCAACTGGAGGGCTGTATGAATATATTTCTGTATTGTATGCAGAGTTATAATTGTATGCATCAAAATTTGTATTAATAGAATGAGCAATGTCATCTATAGTAAGTTGATTAGTTATTTGTAGATCGTCATTGTAACTAACAACACCTGGCGTTAGCTGGGCTTTGGTTCTAAGAGGTATATGAAATTTTGGTTCAATATAAGAATCATTAATATTTGTAGTTGCACCATTTCTTGATCCAACATATCCATTAATGTTATCAAGTGGTCCTTTAGAAACCATTTGATCTAATGTACTGTCTAACCAACTTTTATTTAGATCAGTTTGAAATACACCTGGTAAAAACTTATTTGTTTTTATATTGTTTACCTTAGATTGTCCTGCTTTTTTCTTAGCCATTTATTAACTTCCTGCTCTAATATTTTCGTCTGTAATGTTTTGAATAATATCAATTTCATTTACTGTCACATCTGCAATTAGCATCTCATCTGTGTTTGGTGTGTACTCAAATAAGTCTCCGAATGTTGTTCCAGTTCCTTGTGGTACAATAACAAAACTACTTAGTACGCCTGCTAGTTCCTTGTGTACGTATGCCGCTAACTCAGTAAAGTAAAAAGTTTCTCCAAAGTCCCATTCTGATGAACTAAAGAATTCATTTATAGCTATTACTGTTTTTGATTTTAAATCACTGTCTGTAATGTTTGATCCATATAATTTAATAATTCTAAATCTTGCTTTTAGTTCTGGGTCAGCATGTGTACCAAATATTGGTTTATACTTAACTGGCTTATAAACAATAGTATCACTCATTGCTTTTTTGCCTTCAACTGATCCAAACTGTTGTGATAATGAATAACTAGTTGGTGGTGATGGTTCCTTTGAAACTGTACCATTTAACCAATTCTTATAACTAGTGTCGTATGCTGATGTTAATGCAAACACATCTATAACATTTGTAAAGCTAGGATCTACTACTTGATTATCTGTTGTTACATGTTGCCATTCAAAATTTAAATTTGATTTAGATGTATTACCAGTTCCTACCACTTCATTAAATGCTAATGGATTATCTGGTCTGCTATCTGCGTTTCCATCTATTAATACTAATCTGTAATTGTTAGTACTAGCTTGATCATATCCATATACAAAAAACTTTCCAGTTTCTACTATGCTACTATTAACTGCATCAAATATTTTTATCTGATCACGTTTAGCTTTTTTAGTGTACGAACTTAAATCATATTCGTTTTGTATGTTTCCTAATCTAACTGTACTGCTTGTAAAATTAAATCTAATTGTTCTTAAGTAAATATCAAACGATGATCCTGTGTAGTCAAAATATAAAACCCAACTATCACTTCCTAATGCAAAAGCATTTGGGTATGCATCATTAATGTTACCAATGTTTTCACTTAACACATCCCAACTTTTATTTTTATAATTATACTTTACACTAAATGATCTTTTAGCATCTAAAAATGTTTTAATAATATCTCGTTCTCTAGAAATAAATCTTCTAGACAATGCTGGATAAATTACTTCAATAGTGCTTTGTCCTGGAATTATACTATCCAACACAATTGCACCTGTACCGTCCTTACGCTTACCTGTTGGTGCACCGGCTTGTGCTCCAATGTTTTCTATACCTAATCCGTTCATCGATATACTTACAACCTTGGACCATAATTCTTTGCCGTCAATAGATTTAAATTTAATCAATGCTCCTGGTGTTATATACTTCATATAAGTATCTGAAGTTTCACCTACACGTTGAATTAATCCTGCATTATTTGGATCTGTGATGTATCCATTTTTTGCACCACTAGCAGTTATACTAGGACTAATCCATGTAAATTTGTTTGTAGTGTATCCTGCTGAAGTTGCTAGTCCTTCAAATGTTGCTTTGTATCTTGTGTAATATAGATTTACAAATTCATCATTGTCAATAATATTTTTAACATATTTTTCAAATATTTGTGTTGATGAATCTGAACTTGATGTTGAATACGAAACTAGCTTTTCACTTTCTGAAACTACTGCATCGCTTCCACGTAAATGTAAATCAGAATACATACCAGTTGGATCTGTAAATTTAGAATATCTACTATGTCCACTAAATGTTCTGTTTACACTTTTAATTTTAACAAGCCCGCCATTGCTACCACCAAGCATTGTATTATAATCACTTGCAGTAATCATTCTATCTTGTGTAGCATAATTTCTAGGAGCGTTTTCTCTAATGCTGTCTAGTGTTTCATTTGAACTTGCATTTGCAATTGGCTGTTTTAGTTGTAGCGTTAATACAAGTGTGTATACGTTTCCATCTAATCCTGTATAATTTATTTGTACTTTTTTATTTGTTAAGTCATCTGGTCTAACAACATATGTACTATTAGCACTAGTTCTATACCAAACTCTTATTGTATCTTTTGGAATATTACCAAATGCTCTATCTGGAAACACAATTGAAATTTGATTGTTTGATCTAGTCTTAACACTGTATACATCTCTAACACCGTTAGCTAAGTTGTTATAAATTACGTTTCCGTTTACGTCTGAAACTTTTGTCCATTGCTTAGTAACGTTACCAGTTTCATTAATGTTTTGCACCCACACATCATTTTGGTTAATGTCTGTTGCAGTTACATCAAGTACTGCGTTGTCAATTGGATCTGATATAACAAAGTCTTGGTATCCTAATGATCCTTGTTTAACTCCTGCAAAGAATCCACTATTGATACTGTTAATGCCTTTGCCGTCATTTTTAAAATAAACTCCAAATGAACTTACTGGGTCTGGCATTTTTTCTGTAAACGTTCTATTAACACTATCGTACTCACTGTTAATAACATTAAACGTTGATGTCTTACCAAGTGCAGTACCTTCAATATCAAACTTAATTTGATTTGATGTATTGTTTAAATTATAGAAATCTGTTTTGATATTATCAATTACTGAACTTTTAGTAGGACTTCCATATCTATTACTGTTTTGCAATGATGCATTTAATACTGTAATAAAATCATCTAAGTTACTAGAGTTGTTTGTAATCTCATATTTAATTTCAGTTCCACCTAAACTTGTTCCGGCACTACCAATAACTGCTTCATTTGTTTTAACTGCAATAACTTTCATCTCACCATACGCTGGCACATTACGTCTTGGTTGATACCCTAAAAACTCTGCCAGTTTATATACTGACTCTTGTTTTTGGGATGTTGTTAAGAAATTGTTTCTTGCATTTAAATCTACTCTGTATGCTAAGTTATGTCCAAATTGTGCAACTACATCTAGTAGTGATACAAATTCTGCTGATTCTACCCAGTCATTGTAATTCTCTGGGTAAGTGTTGCGTACATACTCAACCATAGCTGATCGCATAGTATCATAATCAAATGCTTGAAAGTTTGCATTGATATATGATTCGTATACAACTGTATAGTCTTCTGCCGCAAATAATTTTGTTTGTCTAGTTTTTTGTGCCATAATTAAAACTCTGCGTCCTGTTGAAATTCATTATCGAATTTGATCTGCAAATCTATTGCAGTTGTTGTTGGTACATATGTTAGCTTCACATTGATAGTAACATAGTGAGCATCTTGATTAACAATAATATTAGTATCGTTAACTGTAAATCTTGGATCATAATTTACTACATTATACACTTCTTCTCTAATAGCATCCATTGTGATGTCATCTAAGGGTTGAAATATGTATAATGGTAAGTCACAACCAAATTCAGGGTCTGTCCACTTCTCTCCTTTACGGATATGAAAGTGATTCAGCAGGTCACGCTTCGCTAAATCTATATCAGATAGATTGCTACTTGTGTATGGTTGGTCTATTGTTGTGTATCCAATTATATTGCTCATACAACTATTTATGCAAATAATTAAGTAGGTAGATTATGATTGCAAAATTAGCTTATCTTCTGGCCATTGTACATAATCTTGCCATGCTATATCGGGAATTGATAAGAAATGACGCTTGTTTGAATAGTTGATTTGATGCCATGTAGGAATAATTGGCTTCTTTTTGGGAAGTGGATGTGCGTTATTGCTCTTCTTTACATTGCAAGGACCGCATGCTGTAACTGTATTAACCCAAGTTAGTCTTCCTCCTGCTGACTTTGGTATAACATGATCTAGTGTAAGTTCGTTGTAAGCAAAGTTATTCCCACAATATTGACACGTATAGTCATCTCTAATGTAAACATTACGTCTAGTAAACTTGGCTCTAGTAGGTTGTCTGTGATATGTATTAAGCATAACAATACTTGGGAATGGAATAGTTACTGTAGGTGACCGGAGGAATTGGTTATCATAATTTTTAATAACATGTACCTTGTCACCCCACAATGCCTTGACTGCGTTCTGCCAACTAATCGTGCTCAACGGAAATATAGATAACGGGTTTCCATCTGCGTTAAGTAAGAGTACGGCGTGATTCAAGTTATTTTCCTTGTTATAGTAGTATTTAAATTATTTTGGTGGGGGATTAACTTAGCTGTTTTGCTAAAAGTCTTTTACGGCTTTCGTTCATATTAGGTAAGAACCTTTTTGTTTCTGCATAGTAAACATATTCAGCTTGGTCAGTTTGTAGCTGATCAAGTGTTCCGGCACTATGTTCTTTGTATAATACTTGTAAGCCTTGTTCCTTAATTAATGATCTATCTTTGTTAGTTCCATAATCGCCTAGCATTAATATTTTTGCATCAGCTTGTCTGTCTAGTCTGTTCTGTCCACATATAGTCATAGCAGTAGCAATGTAACCCCATTGTCTGTTATCGATATACTCTCTTAAATCAAACATTCTAATGTTTGAACCTACTTCGTTAAATGTGTTAGTTTGTAAATACATACTTAGCATTGCATCGTATTGTGTTTGTGATAACGTGTTTAGTAAAAATGTATTTTTAAATCTTCTTTCTCTGTCTTTGAATTCTTCTATCCATAAATTGTAAGCATTGTCTTCTGTCAGACCAATACCATTTAATTGACTGTCTTCTCTATAAGCATAACCGATTACAGTCTGTTTGTCAACAACTTTTTTATATCCTGTCCAGCCTGTTGATCTAATTTTTAGATTAATTAATTTTGAACTAGCTTCCAATTCAGACAATGGTTTTTGATCATTAACTGCACTAGCATCTAATGTTTGAAATAGTGTGTAATCAATTAAGTTACGACTACTAATACTATTTGGCAAAATAAAATCAACCATTATGCTGTATATCCTTTACCTGACTTAAATGATTCTTGTGTAGCTTCTACACCTTTCCAAGGATGATGCTCGGGAACTCTACTTGCCGTTGATACTTTGACACTTGTGTTAGCACCTTGGTTTTGTATTGTAGTTTTTGTAGCTGGTGCTGGTTCTGGTCCATTCATATCTATTCTAGTACCTTTAATAATTTGATTACCTGCTACAAGCAAGCCGTAGTTGGCATCTGATTGTATATTAATATCCAATGCACTATATACATCAATATTACCTACACTTGTTTCTAATTTAATTCCATCTGCTCCTGAGCTTTTAATATTAACACCTTGCTCTGATTGCATGTTGATGCTACCTTTAGCATGTACATTGTAGTCGCCTTCAGTATGAAAACTTATACCTGCTTTACTGTAAACATCTACATGTCCTGAACGATCAAGTTCAACCCATGCATCACCTGTTTGTGTTGTAACAAAAATAAATCCGTTAGTGTCGTCCATTAATATCTGAGCTCCACCTTTTGTTTTTAGTCTAATATTTTGACTGTTGCCTTCAGCATCTCCATCATCTAATGAAAGTGTGTGTCCGCCTCGAGTTGTTATGCCAAATACTTTGCTTGGACTTTCACGCCTAGCACTACTCTGACTGTGTCCTCTTACGTAGTCTAAACTTAATCCTTGTTGATTTAAAACTGCTTGACTAAATTCGTCTAATGGTTTAGTATCAGCATCATTTTGATCGTATGCATTTTTCTCAACTGCTTTCCCTAAACTTTTTTCTCCGTCTGCATAAACTTGTCCACTAGCATTGCCACCCATCATAGAATTTCTATCTTTAGCTATGAGGCTGCCCAAAACGATTCCTTGTTCCTGGCTACCAGTATATGCAACAACTACGTTAGTTCCAATTTCAGGTGGCTGTGGCCACATTCCATAACTTATAGGTGATTGTGCTTCTTTAGTTTCGTCGTCTCCACTGTCTTTAATTTTTGTATGTCCACCAAACGGTGTTGCTAGTAAACAAATACGAGTATTATCTTTTGAGCCAAAGTCTGAAATCTTTACTGAAATTCTACCTGTGTGTAAACTATCTTCGTTGTTTATTACTTCGGCAATGTAAATTCCACTAAGGGTGTTAGTTCCCTCATCGTCACCTTGCTTAACTCTACTTCTAACGTGTACTCCGTCATGTTTTAAATAGCCTGCCATTTTATGCTCCTGATATTTCTATTAGTTGTGGTAATATTAAAAGTGTATTCGTTGTTGGATCTTTGAATCCTGATAGTGTCTGTGTAAACTTACCACCTTGGAATCTACTTTCAATTTTAGTTAATTTATATATTCCACTTGATACTAAATCAACTGGGCCTCTCCTTTGAAACTCTAATAAGTCTTCTGCGTTAGGGTTATATTGTAATAATGATATTAATGCATCTCTTGAACTATAGTCTGGACTGTCGGCGCCTTCAACATTAGATTGCAATGATCCTGCCATCCAGTATGGGTCGCCTTTTATTTCCATTGAAAAGTTATATGCATCGTATTCTCTTTTTGCCATATTAGCTGCCAAACTAGCATTTAGTGTATCTGTAGCATCTGTTTCATTTTTTCTTTGTTCATTAATACTATAAGGTTTATTAATAAATTTTGTATAATCGTTAAAATCTGATGGTATCTTGTCATATGGAATATCTTCTAAATACTTAGTAACTTTACTAGGTGTTGTAGGAGCAAACTGTTCTGATTTATCTGCATGATATATTCCAGCTTGTGGAACTGATACAACGGTATATAAACTTTCTATATCAATTTGATAAGTTAATACCTCAGTATTTAATCCTGTATAAAGATATGTGTAATTCTTTTCAATTGGTAACATTTTAAATTTATCAGATTGATATTTGTTACTTACAAAGTTTTTTCTATGTGTTCCTTTATCTTGAACTACGTTTGCCCAAGATTGGTTAATTTTAACTGTGTATATGATTTTAATAGGCCCAACGTGTGCATCAGCGCCTGTTCCTGTGCCAGCAAAGTTTTCTGGGTAAACTGGTTTTGAATCAACTACAATGCTTGGTGTCATTCCAATCTTTTGTGCTTCTTTAACATATTCAGCAAAGGCTGGAGTATTCTTTTGTATTGCTAAAGCAATTTCAACAGGTATAGATGATTCAGCTTCTATAGTAACATCTTTTTTATCAGGGTTTTTTAAGTTACTACTTTGTCCACCAGCGGACATTGCATTTGCAGAACCAGCCCAAGGCTTAACTGCTAAATTAAAATTCATTAATCCTTTTACTCCTTTAACATTGGAACTTTCATCAAAATTTATTTCAATTTGTTTATCAGGTAAATTACCTAGTTTTTGATCTGTTGGAGATAACATTTCTAACTGTCCAATATTATATGTTTTTACAAAACCATCAATAAACTCTTTTACAGTTGTTACATTTTTAACTGTTATATCTGTATCAGTTACAGTTTCTGTTTGTGCATGTTTAATTAATGACCATGCAATAATATTATAACGTGTTCCTTCTGGACCTGTTGTACTTCTTATTTGATTTAATTTTACAGGATATATAAAAGTTCCAGGATACTTAACACTAGCAGAAGTTATTGGGTCTCTTCCAACAAACTCTAACTTTAGAACAAAGTTCTGTTCGTGTAAGTTACCAGGCTTTCCTAATCCTAAACCAGCTTTTAATATTCTATCTAAAAATGTAAATCCTAAAGTTTCAACTAAATCAAATTGAATAATTCCCGGTGTAGTATTACCATGTGATTGTCCTGGCGTTACAGTTGCTATCATTGCAAAGTTATCCAATGAGAACTGTGAGGTTACACCTTGCTTTGCAACAATAACTGCATTACCTGCAGACACTGCTGATTCACTTCCGTGTAACGTATTTGGGTTGTTAAATGTTTTGTTATCAACAAGAAATAGTGTCCACAAATACTGTGGGCTATCTATTGTGCTTAACCAGTTTCCTGTTACGTTGTTTTGTAGTTCTACTGGTTTTGGTGTTGTCTTAACGGTTGGTGGTATTCTTTCACCTTCTTCGTTTTCAACAAAGCCATCATCTGCAGTTACTTCTTCTTCAAAGTTTTCTTTACGTTTTTGAAAGTCTATCTCAGATTTTGGTTTGCCATTAGCTAGTGCAATACCATCTTCAAAATGTTTATCGTTATAAATTCCTAATCCACCACCTTCGTGTTTAGTAATAGATTTAACAAGTGCTTTAGTAGTGCCTGGGTTGTCTCGTAAGCTACCTAAGTCTTGATCAGGAGTAACTCCCATTTCTTTTGAAACTTTTTGGACATATGCTTCTGTGTCGTTTTCACTTGGCGGTGCCCAACGAGTAATAATTTCACGTACTGTATTATTGCCATGTGTTTCTTGACTTGTATATAAATTCTTTGTAAGAGCACGTGTTCCCATTTCTGGGCTGTCAAAAATAACAAAGCCACCATTTTGTCCTATTTCGCCATTCCATTGATACGCACTACTAGGTCGTAAATTACCTGGGTTATAGTTTCTAGAATTTATTGCTGTTAGTGACTTGTCTGCCATGTTATGCGAACCTTACAGGAACTATAATACGTAGCCCTGATTTAAAATCTATAATAGGGTCTTGGAGTGTGTCTTGGTTAAACAATGCAAACGTCCACCATAGTTTTGAGTTCCCATATAACTCATATGCTAATAAGTCTGGACGCTCATTATGTTTTGCTTCTAGCGTTATAGTTTTTGTGCTTGTATTTTTAATATCAATATTATCAATAGATAATACATCTAAGTATTTAGAATTAACTACTTCTGTATTTCTATATAAGCTATCTGTTCTATATTTTGTCATTAAATAAACCCTCCATTGTTTCCACCTTTTAATGCAAGTCCACTTGCAAAGGTTGCTAAGTTAAATTCATCTTTTACTTTCTTTGGAGTAAGTTGAGGTGCTAGTTCTAAACTGACTAGTAGTAATGCCGGTATGCTCATTGTTTCGCCACCTGTATCTACATCTACATAATCAGTATCTTCTGGTAGCGTGTAGTTAAAGCTTCGTATTACACATGGAACATTATTAGCATGAACAGATCCATAACAATTAAATTTTAATATGGGAGGTGGTGTACCTGCTGTTTCTTGTCGTTGTATACCAAAGTCTGATTTGGTACATGTTTTAAAAAAGTGTAATGCGGCTGCAGTATATCTTGCTTCAGCATCTGAGTTAGACGCAAACATTGCTGTTACTGATATACTTGGGTTTGGAGTATTCATGTAGTATTGCTGTTGGTAATTAGAACCTGGGATATCATATTGTCCATATGATACTTGATGCGATATTTGAATAGTAGGTGTAAACGGAAATTCAACACCTCCTGCTTCTTTCAGTGGATTTAAAATACCAAGTGTGAAAAAAGGTTTACCCTTTTGCTTCAGTACAAGCGATGCTTTATTCTTATCTGATATACCAGCCATTACGTTAGACGCTCCTTAATAAATCCAAATACACTTGGATCAAATTTACCAAAGAAATTAGTAAAGCTCTTTTGCTTCTCTTCATCTGGTGCAGCACTTGACATAGTTGCTCTAAAGTCACTTGCACTCATTCCACCCTGCATTAATGGAGCTACGTAAACGTAACCTCTGTCTTGTGCAGTTGGAATTAGTTCGTCCATGTCTTCTGGCATCTTATGTAAGAATCCTGTTCCAGTTGCTAACCTATCTGCATCCTTTGCACCATATACTAGTATTGTAGCAGTGTCTGCAGGGTCTCTGTTTACTGCTCCTAGGTCTGGTCTATAAGGATTTGTGTTAACAATCTTATCTCCTGGTATGTCAAACATCTTTCTCATGATGCTTGCTTTTTCATCAAACGTAAATGGGTCGCTACTAAAGTCGCCGCCTGCATGTGCTTTCTTTGCTTTTTGGCTAAAAGTTGTAGCTATAAATACGTTATCGGCACCAAATTTATTACACAAGTGTTTATAAACATCTTTGTGTCCTTGGTGCATGGGTTGGAAACGACCGCCGTAAAATACAGCAATGTTGTTTACACCCTCTGTTAATATGTGTTCAATTAGCATGATACTACTCTCCGTTCGTTAGTATTTATCATTTTAAAAAACCGGTTGACAATCACTCGGTACTTACGTATAATAACGTTAACAAAGGAATATTTTAATGAAAACACCAAAACAGTTTTACCTAACAAACAAAGATTTGTTAAGAGAAATACACAGTAGTAAGATGTCTTATTGCTGGGCACGTGATGATCAATACACTCATTATGATATTATTGTTGAAGGCTTAGATGCAATAACTAAGGAAGTAACGGCAGAAGCTAAACAGAATAGAGCAAAGCGATTACAAAAACTAGCACATGAAGCTGAAGTTAAACGATGGGAACAGGGCCTAACAGGCAAAAAAACTAAACCCAGGGCAGCAGACTTTGCAGTAGATGTTGATACTATTCGAGACGATGATATTGTGGTTAGAGTAATGACATTTGGTCATGTCCCACAAGAAAACAGAAAAAACAAACCAAAAACAGAAGCAGATTTACATGCTAAATGTAACTTCCCACCATTTAAGCATTATGCGTATATTGAAGGCGAGCTAGAAGAAGTAGCTCGTAGTCATTGGGTAGGTGGTAGAGATAACGGTCATTTTAGTGTAGGCCATGGAAAAACAAACGATAGACTAGCTCGTATGTATATTAAACTATGTGAGAGATATAGTATGCGTGGTAACTGGCGTGGATACACTTATGTAGACGAAATGCGTGGACAAGCATTATTACAGTTAGCACAAATAGGATTACAGTTTAATGAATTTAAATCACAAAATCCATTTGCATATTATACTGCCGCTATTAACAATAGTTTTACAAGAGTTCTTAATTTAGAAAAACGTAGTCAGAACATTAGAGATGACTTATTAGAAGAAGAAGGTTTGAATCCAAGTAATACTAGAACATTTAATGCTGAGTGGAAAGCACATGAAGAACGTGAGCAAGCTCTTAAAGCACAGAATCCAACACTAAAGAAAACAGTATTAATTGAAGACAGCGAACCTCAATCAGAACCAACTGGAGAATAAATGTTTTTTGATAAAGCAATAATCTTTACTGACATTCATTTCGGCATGAAGAATAACAGTAGATATCATAATCAAGACTGTGAAGATTTTATTATATGGATGATTAAAGAAGCACAAGCCAGAGGCATTAAAAAATGTTTCTTCTTGGGTGATTGGCATCATAATCGTGCAAGTATTAATGTTAGTACATTAAACTATACCACAAGTAATTTACGTAGACTAAGTGAAGCATTTGACGAAGTTATAATGATCACAGGCAATCACGATTTGTATTATCGTGAGAAACGTGAGATACATAGCTTATCAATGATTGAAGAATTTAAAAACATTAGAATGATAAACAATGAAATGTTTGTTGAAGATGGTGTTGCATTTATTCCTTGGTTATGTGATGACGAATGGAAGAAACTAAAAGAAGTAGAATGTAAATATATGTTTGGTCATTTTGAATTACCTAGCTTCTATATGAATGCAATGGTACAAATGCCAGACCACGGTGGACTTAAAGCAGAAGATTTATCTAAGCCAGAAAAAGTTTTTAGTGGACACTTTCACAAAAGACAACAACATGGTAATGTAATTTATCCAGGTAACTGTTTCCCACACAACTATGCTGATGCATGGGATGACGATCGTGGGTGTACTATTTTAGATTGGAATGGTAACATTGATTATCTAAAATGGCCTGAAGCACCTAAGTATCGTACACTTACATTAAGTAAACTTATTGACAGTCCAGATGAATTTTTATCTGACAAAACATATTGTCGTGTAACACTCGACGTAGGTATAACATATGAAGAAGCAAACTTTATAAAAGAAACGTTTGCTAAACAATATGATTTGCGTGAGATTGCTCTTATGCCAAGTAAAAAAGAAGAGCATACACAAGACTGGAATAAAGGAGTTGATATACAAGTTGAGAACGTAGACAGTATTGTATTATCACAATTAGAGTCAGTACAAAGCGACACTATTAGAAAAGAATTATTAGTAGACATCTATACAGGATTAACATCGTAAACATGCTAAAGATTAAAAATATCACCGTAAAGAATTTTATGAGTGTGGGTAATGTCACACAGGCTGTACACTTTGACGTACATGGCTTAACACTTGTGCTAGGTAATAACATTGACTTAGGAGGAGATGGTTCACGTAATGGTACTGGTAAAACAACTATCGTTAATGCACTAAGTTACGCACTGTACGGCAATGCACTTTATAATATTAAAAAAGATAATTTAGTTAATAAAACTAATAATAAAAATATGATGGTTACTGTAGACTTTGAAATGAATGGCATTGACTACAGAATAGAACGTGGACGTAAGCCTAACATATTTAAATTTTTAGTTAATAACGTTGACAACAACGAAGGCATTACAGATGAAATGCAAGGTGAAGGTAGACAAAGCCAAGCAGTAATTGAAGATGTGCTTGGTATGAGTCATACTATGTTTAAACATATATGTGCATTGAATACATACACCGAACCGTTTCTAAGTATGCGAGCAAATGATCAACGTGAGATGATTGAGCAGTTGTTAGGTATTACAAAACTTAGTCAAAAAGCAAACATATTAAAAGAACTAACTAAAAATACCAAAGATAGAATTACAGAAGAAACATTTAGAATTAAAGGTGTTGAAGATGCTAATGAACGTATTGGTAGCAGTATCAAAGATTTAGAACGTAGACAAACACACTGGGCTAATAAACAAGTTGAAAAAATAAATGAATATGCTAGTGAAGTTAATGCATTAGAACATATCGATATTGATGCAGAAATTAAGTCGCATGCTGAGTTTGCACAGTTTAATGAAAAGAAAACTCAACGTGATACATTAACTGCAGAAATAGCAAGACTTACTAGCAGTATTGATCGTGAACAAAAGCGTTTAGATAAAGCACAGAAAGATTTAGATTCTACATTAGAACATAAATGTTATGCATGTGGACAAGAAATACACGACAGTCAGCATGACAAAATTGTAGAACAAAAAACAGAACTAGTTAATGATTCTCTGAAACATATCAATGATGACAAAGCATCAATGGAAGAATATAAACTTGCTGTTAAAGAGATTGGCGACATTGGTGTTGCTCCACGTATTGAATATAATAGTTTAAACGAAGCATATGAACATCAAAATAAAATTAAAGAAAATAAGACGCTACTTGCAAATACTGAAAAAGAATCAGATCCATACACAGAACAAATTGACGCATTAAAAAATACTGGGTTGCAAGAAGTTAGTTGGACAGAAGTTAATAGACTTACTGAACTAAAAGAACATCAAGACTTTTTATTGAAACTACTTACAAACAAAGATAGTTTTATCCGTAAAAAGATTATTGAACAAAACTTACAATTCTTAAACACACGTTTAGAATATTATATTACACGTTTAGGTTTACCACATGAAGTACAATTCCAAAGTGACTTGTCTGTAACTATTACACAACTTGGACAAGACTTAGAC